AATCAACATGCAAAACAACCAACTACAACAGCAGAACACATTGCAAAAGCTGAAGCACTTTTCCGCGATGCAGTCGCTATCAGTCGCGCACGCGATGAAGCAAGACAAGATTTCACTGCTTCGGAAACTTGACCGGATAACCACTAAGGTTAAAATCATGGAGCTGGTTACACGTTGTACCCAACTAGTCAATGTGCAGAATAACATGAACGCACTGCAGATTGAATTTTGTGCAGAGAATATCCTAGAAAAGATGTGGATGTATTCACTAGAAGATGTGCAGCTGTGTTTAGATCGTGGTGCGATAGGTGAATACGGCACGATATACAACCGTATTGATCCAGCTACGATACTTGCATGGTTTCCTTTGTACGATGCGCAACGCCAAACAATAAGCGATGCTATCAATGAAAACAATAAGCAGCAGAATAACATCTACGAAATGTTTCAGCATCCACAAGTAATGGAAGCAATGCAGCAGGCAGCAGATAAGTTGAGCATACGCGAACAGCCAGTACAGGAATCGAATCGACCGAAGCCAAATGAACTAGAGCAAATGCTATTAGATGAATACGATGCATTGCAAAGGTGGGACAATGACATGCGCTTTCGGGTGTACAAAAACAAGCCGTATCAGTTCACTGAATATCGGAAAGAACGCTACCGCGAATTGATAGAAACACAAAGCGAATACTAATGACACATGGATCACTCTTTAGCGGCATTGGTGGCTTTGATTTAGCTGCCGAATGGATGGGCTGGGAAAACAAGTTTCATTGCGAATGGAATGAGTTTGGGCAACGTGTGTTGCACCATTACTGGCCTAATGCAGAATTATTCACCGATATAACCAAAAGCGACTTTAAAAAATATGCAAACCAAATTGATGTTCTTACCGGAGGCTTCCCCTGCCAGCCATATTCAAGCGCAGGAAAGCGACTTGGAAAGGAAGACGAACGCCATTTATGGCCGGAGATGCTGCGAGCAATTGGAGAGATTGCCCCGCGTTACGTCGTGGGCGAAAACGTTCGCGGGCTTACTAATTGGAACGGGGGATTGGTATTCGACGAGGTGTGTGCTGACTTGGAAAATCTTGGGTATCAAGTCGCGCCATATCTTATACCTGCGTGCGCGGTCAATGCACCGCACCGAATAGAAAGAATTTGGTTTGTTGCCTACTGTGAAGCTAACAGACTCACACAGCCAAAGAGAATTGACCAATGGGGAAAACATAAGCAAAACGACCGGGACAAAATATGGTTTAAACCTAATACAAATGGCTCAATCAAATATGCTACCGACACCAACAGCATTCGACAGCACGAATGCAAGTGCGAATATGAAGAGCACGCAAAGAACTGGCAAAACTTCCCAACTCAATCCCCGATTTGTGGCGGAGATGATGGGCTTCCCACCGAACTGGACAGAATTACCTTTCCAAAGTGGAGAGCAGAATCAATAAAGGCTTATGGTAATGCCATAGTGCCTCAAGTCGTTTACCAAATTTTTAAAGCAATTGAAGCACATGAAGCAATACGATAAGCAAAAAGAAACCGAACTGCTACGCAAACTATTTGTGCTAACAGCTAGACGAAGCATGCGCCCTGCAATGAGCGATAATCTAACAATGCGTCTTATCTTTGAAGAATTACATTTGCTAACTGATAAAGACGAATACAAGCTATGACCATTGGTGAATTGTGGGATAAACTTGCGCAGTACCCGGATGAAACAGAAGTGTACATCGGGTATATACAAGGGCACAGCATCCAGCAAATGAACTTTGATGTGGTAGAAACAACAGAGTTTGGTGGCAAGAAAACAGTTTCACTGATGTACGAAGACATCAATATCATAAATAATTAAATACAATGAGCAACTATCAAATGCAAGAAGGGCAGTTTACCCTTTTCAAAAACAACAAAACAACCATCAATGCACCTGAATACACAGGTGAAATCATGGTGAATGGTAAGAAGATGCGCTTAGCTGCATGGGTTAAAGAAGGCAAGAGTGGCAAATTCTTTAGTGGTAAGATGAGCGAGCCACTTGAAAAACCATCTTCCCGAGATCAGGAAAATGGTAACGATAATTCAAACGACCTACCATTCTAATGAACCTGCCTATCCTACCTGAAGACAAAGCTAATCATGCGCTGTATGGGTTAGTCATTTATGCACTATCTGCATCAATTTTTGCTGCACCTTTCGCAATGGTGGCTGTGTTCGCCTGTGGTGTTGGAAAAGAATTGTACGATTTAGTGTGGAATGATAGACCATTTAGTAACGGTGACATGATAGCTACCCTTTGCGGTGGATTAGTGGGCATGTACATCGGGCTGTTCACATGATAGAATACCTGCCTAAACAAAAAGAAGCATTGCGTGTGCTGGGTAACTCACACCCGGCACGCACTGTGCTTTTCGGAGGAGGCGCAGGCGGAAGTAAAAGTTTTATCGGATGCGCATGGCAGATAAGTCGCAGGTTTAAATATCCGGGCACACGTGGGTTAATCGGTCGCAGTAAACTAGACACGTTAAAGAAGACCACGTTAAAGACTTTTTTTGAAGTAGCGCACATGCTGGACCTAAGACCAAATGAGCACTACACCATCAACAACCAAACGCACGTAATCACCTTTGCTAATGGCAGCGAGATTATTCTAAAAGACTTGTTTGCCTATCCATCAGATCCTGAATTCCATTCGTTAGGTGGTTTGGAATTGACTGATGCATACGTCGATGAAGCTGCGCAGGTAAGCAAACGTGCAATAGATATTCTGCAGTCGCGCATACGTTACAAGCTACGCGAATACAACCTACCACCTAAGATGCTGCTCACATGCAATCCATCAAAAGGTTGGCTGTATAATGAATTCTATTCACCATACAAAAACGAATCACTACCTGCGCACCTTGCATTCATTCCATCACTTGCTACCGACAACATACACCTACCGGATAGTTACCTTGAAACGCTAGAGCGATTGCCCGAAGTGGATAGACGAAGGCTGTTGTACGGAGATTGGGAGTATGATGAATCCATAGACAACCTATACCAGTACGATGACCTTGTGCGCTGCTTTCGCGATGAAGAAAGCAAAGGAGATAAGTACATAAGTGCCGACATCGCTCGACTAGGAAAAGATAGAACCGTTATATGCGTGTGGCATGGCCTGCACTTAATTGAGATTCACGAACTGCGAAAGCAACCTATTACAACAGTAGTCACTACCATACGCCAGCTATGCGATAGGCACAGCGTTCGATTGACAAATGTGATCTGCGATGAAGATGGTGTAGGTGGTGGTGTAGTCGATAGCTTAAAGTGTCGCGGGTTTCTTAATGGTGGTAGGGCGAAGCAACCCGATAAGTTCACAAACCAAAAGGCAGAGTGCTATTTTAAACTAGCAGAACTGATAGAGCAGAACAAAGTAGTGTTCAAGGTAGACCGCTTCCGGGATGTAATCGTGCAAGAACTGGACATGATCCGCAGGCGCACACCTGAAGCAGATGGAAAGCTGGCAGTAATCAGCAAAGATGAAATAGCACGAATGCATGGTAAGAGTCCTGACTATGCAGATGCCATAATGATGCGCATGTACTTTGAACTTTTCCCGAACTACGGCAGCTATTCGTGGGCGTAGCGTACCCTTAAAGGTATATTTGAAGGTAGTTATTTCACTTTTGTACCCTTCATGGTATAAATCGGAATTGAAATTTTAACAAATTTTAACAATCATTTTCTTGCGTGTGTAAAAAGTTACACTACATTTGTCAGGTCAAACAACAACAACAAAAACAAAAAGCAATGAAAAAGCAAATGTTAGAATCAATGATGTCACGAATCGCAGGTATTAAAGTTGAATTGTGTATTCGTGGTGAACGTTCTTTTACCTTTCATTTTGAAGGATGCAATAACTACGCAATGAATGCTATTGTAAAGTATTTTTCAAAAGAGGCAAAATCAATAGAAGCAGAATATGATATAGAATGTGATATGACTTGTGTCTTCTTAGAAGTATAATTTATTCAGGGGCGCGACTGTAACGCGCAATCTTTAAACTTAAAAACAACACAACATGAAAACAGCATCTAAAATCCTTCGCTACATCGTAGCCGCAATTATCCTTTACGCAGTGCTTAGCTACTGCCAAGAGATAAACGATTGCCTAATGAAATACTAATCCAATCAAAACAACATGAATTTTCACAAAGACAACTTAGAAGCCCTGCAGAAGTTCCAGCAAATGCTGAACGCAGAACCTGACCAGGCAGGTATTGAATCAACACCCGATAAGAAAGCACGCACGCTGGTTATTAGCCACGTTGAAACCACACTAGATGAACTGTTCTTTGGTCATTGGCGAACTGAAAACTTTAAGTGGGCAGTATTAGCCAACGAAGTGCAAGCATCACTTGACCTTGTAGTGATACATCCGATAAGTGGTTACGAAATAAGGAGGGTAGGTGCAGCTTCAGTTATCATTATGGTGGATCGCGTGCCCGATGGCGTGACCGGTACTGAGCGCAATAGATGGGCATTAAACCCCGATAATAAAAAAGCTAATGCAATGGACCTTGCATTCGGTAAACTCAAAGCAGAGTGCCTTAAAAACGCTGCACTGTCATTAGGTAAAGTATTCGGGCGTGATGTTAATCGCGTAAATAAAGACACGTACAAACCATTCAAGTTAAAAGGCGCATTGGGTAGAGGGCATGAACAGGATGTAGCGTATGTGCGCGAACTCATCCAGCAGGCAACCGACCTAACACAGCTGCACAAAATTTTTAAAGCATGCAGTCCTGAAGTCTTAGCCGAAGTCGCTGATGAACTGAACGCAAAGAAGGATCAATACGGAATTGAATAAATGTTAAAAATGATAGCAGGTGGTTACGGATTGTAACTATCTGCTATTTTTACACCATCAATCAATAACAACATGAACAATACACTATTTAGAGCATCGCAGCTTGGAAAGCTAATGACCGATGCACGAACGAAATCAGGTTTATCCGAAACCACTAAGAGCGCATTGCTCGAAGTCTATGTGCAACAGAAGTACAACCGGTAC